AAGTATTTATCTGAGAACCCTGATGATGGTATGGATGAAGGTAAGAAGGTACTAAGTGAAATGACTGAGGCTGGAGAGCCAGAGGAAGAAGTAACACCAGAAGAAAAGCCTATGGGCTTAATGGCGAAAGGTTAGAATAATGGGATTTGATTGGCAAGCTTTTGCAGGTAGTTATTTAGAGGACTTATCTGAAGGCATAGATGATAGAATAAAAGATGCTGAAGATTATAAGAAAGAGCAGAAAGCTTTAGCTGATCGTAACCTTCAGATGGTTAAGCAACGTGACTCTAGAGCGCAAGAGGCTGCACGTATAGGAAGACAAGCTATATCATTAGGTGCAACTAAAGAGCAGGTAGTTGGTGCAATGTCTTCAGGCATGGCTGGTGTAGCTCAGTTACGTGACAAGTTACAAACACTGCACACGCAACAAAAACTTTTACCCGGTCAAGAATTATCTCAAGAAGATATACAACTAGGCTTACAGATTCAGGGTATTGAGAATGTAGATCCTACTTTGATTGCGCTAGACTTAGAAGAACTAGCTAGAAGAACATATGGTGCTAAAGGTAAAGCTGCCTCTACCAAGTCTGTAACAGAAGCAGGTGAACCCAAAGATGACTTTATGAGAGAGTTGTTTGGGTTTGCAGCTAAAGACAGAGTTGATGAAAAGCTAGGTGCAAAGAAGTACTACGGTGATATGACTATCTCAGACATAAACTTCTTAGCACAACAGGGAGAGTATAACTCTTTACTACCTAACGTGACCATGAACTTTGCAGATCTAAAACCTTATGATGGTCAAGCTAAGTATGACTTCAATAAAGATTTGATAGAGGTTATGACTGATTCTGTTAAAGCTAGAGCGGCTGACATAGAAGCTGCAGGAAGTAGCCTGACTGGTGGTTCTCCTGAGAAAGCAGCAAAACTTAAAAGACAAATACAAATGGATGCAGCAAAAAATCATATAAGGTTCTATGCTAATGAGTATTTTCCAACAGGATTCTTTGATGACGAGGCTACTAAAAAAATAATTGTACAAGCTACAGCAGTTCCAGGAAAAGAGGGGTCAGGTGAAGAGTTCCTAGACCTACTAATGGAAGAATATGGAATAGAAGTACCAGAGAGAGAAGTAATAGGTGAAGAAAAAAAGAAAAAAAATGAAGAAAAAACGCCCCTTACAGCTATTGAAAAAGAAGCGATATCAACAAAAGCTAGAATTAAAGAGAATGTGTATTACCAGATAGAAGACGAAGAAGGTAAAACAAAAGTTGTGAAAGGTGTACCACCAAGACCTACTAGAGACTTCAGTAACTTGTTCTTTGGTGCAGGACTAGGCGGTGACACTATAGAAGAAATACTAGAAGGTAAGATACCTGTTCCTAAATACCTAAGACCAGCGCAATGGGATGAATTATTTGGAGACACACACAACCCTGATGGAAGCCCTAAACTATTAAAAGGTGAGTAATGAGCGCATTCGATGAATACATGAAAGATTTCTACACTGGTGAAACTAGTATTGCTACACCAATGATGGAAACCCCTGAGCCTCTTTTCACAGGGGATAGTCTCAGTAAAGACGAATTAAAACAACGTCAATACCTGCAACCTATACGTGACTACATGATAGAGCGTAAAGGCGTAGACTATAAAGATATAAAAGATGAAAAAGTTGTAGATGATTTTGTACAACACATGCGTTACTTCAACGCTAACACAATCTCCACAGCTAATGAAGCTAGGTTTGTAAGCAAAGCAAACGAAAACACAAAGAATAAAGCAAGACGTGCTTACGAAATATATGACAATCTAGGTCATGTGTTTATGAATGATGGGGCGCTGGGCGCAGCAGATGGTGTAAAGGATTATATCTTTGCTGCTGCTAAAGATCCTACAAACTATCTAGGTTTGGTCACTGGTGGTATTGCACGTGCAGGTGCAGCAGGTGTTACACTTGCAGGTAAACGTGCTGTAAGAGAGACAGTAAAGAAAGCCTACCAAGAGGCATATAAAAGTGGTGCTTCAAAGTCTGCTGCAAAGAAAGCTGGCATAGAGGCAGGAAAGATAGCTGCAAAAAGGGCTGTTTCAAAAGGTGCTACAAGTGAAGCAGCAGACAAAGCTGCAGGTGAAGTAACCAGACGTGTAACTCTAGAAAACCGTAGAGCGTTAGCTAGAAAAGCTGCAAAGGCTGAACAGGAAAAATTGTTTACTTCTGCAGGAACTAAGTCTCTGTATGCTACAACAGCTTTAGATTCTACCTTTGCTGTTCTTCAAGACATACAGGCACAGAAGACTTTGTTATCAGCAGGAGCGCAAGAAAATTACAGCGTACTACAGACAGGCTTTTCTTCTTTGCTGGGTGGTGTAGCAGGTGCAGCACAGTTAGGCTTTGGTAAATTCAGAGGTGTATCTAATTTAGAAGTTGACGAAGACGTTGCACTAAAAGGTATAACAAACAGTATTATAGAAGACGTACAACCTATACTAGATAAACAGGCAACAAAAGAGGCAGCAGAGGCTATGATTGCTTCTGCTAAAGCTTGGAAAGAAAAAGCTGAGGCTGGTAAGAAACAGTTTGGTCAGATTATGCCAGCAGAACTAGTTAAGAATATGATATTTGGTGATGCGTGGGATGGAACACCACAAACAGTAGGTGGTATTGCTAAAGTTATGAAAGCAAATAACCTCAAGATTACCAGAAAGACAACGATCTCTGACTTGATGACTAACGTTGTACGTAACATGGATGACGATCTACTAGAGGAAATAAATGACCAGATAAAAGGCGCTGGTATTACCTTCGGTGATATGTCGGGTAACCAAGTACAACTAAGTCAGTTACTTGCAGGTAAGATAAGTGATGCAGGTGCTACCTTGAACGTGGCATCTCAGTTACGTAGAACACTAGACACCTCCATTGTTGCAGCACAAGATGCTATTAGTGAGACTATGGATAGTATCGTAGCAAAAGAAGCAGTGAAGGGTGAATTAAAAAGAACAGAAAGCCTACGGTATGGGCAGTCTGTATGGAAGCGTATGCTTGTGTCATCTCCTGCTACTACAGCAGTAAACGTATTTGGTTTTGGTCAGTTTTATATTGGTCAAACTATGGCTGACATACTTAACGCAGGACTTCTTGGTGCTAAAGGTTTGTCTGAGATGTACATAAACCCTAAAGAAGCAACTAGAACATTCCAACAGATGAGAGCGCACACTGCCATACAAGGGCAGAAGATGCGTAACTTGTTAGATCCATACACTACACACGATCAGTATATGAAGTTCCTGTCTAAGAATAAAGACATACAAAAGATACTATTTGAAACGTATGCTGGTGGTGTGGAAGCTACTGCAAAAAGATACAACATAAATCCTAATGGTTCTGTAGTCAAAACAACAGAGGCCATAGCCAACGCATCAGCACAGATTACAGGTGTACGTATTCAGGATAGCTTTACTAAGTCTCAAATGTTTATGACTGAGATGGACAAGTTCTTACGTATTAGAAAAGGTAAGACACTTACCGAAGCCATGAATGATGAAACTATAGATATTGGTGAGGATGTAATTCAGGCTGCAATGGATAGTACACTCAAGTCTGTGTATGCAAAAGACTATACAACAAATGATCAACTACTAAATAGTGTAGCCAAAATAGTTGAAGGTGTTTCTAACACTCCAGGTTTAGGTTTTATTCTACCCTTTGGTAGATTTATGAACAACGTTGTGGCATCTGCATATCAGTGGTCACCGTTTGCAGGGTTCAGTGTAGTTAAAAACTTTGCTACAAGATCAGCCAGAGGTGGTAAGCAACTAACAGATCAAGAGGCTGTAGGTAGATGGATGGTAGGTTCTACAGCTTTAGGTTTAGCTGCATTATATGATCAAGACAGACAAAGAAAAGGGCTTGGTGTATTTGAAGTAGATGCTGGCGGTGGTACTATTGTAGATGCAAAGAACACATTTCCGTTTTCTATATTCCTAGCCACAGGACGTGCAGTTAATCTAGCAGTTAAAGGTCAGCCTGTTCCTAGAGAGTTATCAACTGAAGTTCTTACACAGCTTGCAGTAGGACAGGTAGCTAGAGATGTGCAGTTTGGTAACGACTTACTAAACGCTATGGATACTATATTTAACTTTGATGAAGGACAACGTGGAGCTTCAGCAGATGCATTCCTAAAAGCTACAGGTAATGTAGTCGCAGGTGTGACAAGACCTTTAGATGTAGTTAATAGACTAACTGGCTATGTCATGGGTAATGATGGAGCGAAAGATGTAAGACAAGCAGAAGGTATGAATATCTTTACCCAGTCTGCAACTAAATATATGGACAACATCTTAGAAAGTTTTGTTGACAAGACAGACTCTATAACAGGTGAGCAGCTTAGGGTTGCAACACGTGAGGGAGAGGTCTATGATCCTGCACCACTGGCACGTATCTTTGGTTTAACTATAAAGCCTAGTAGGACAGCCGTAGAAAAAGCTTACTCAATGACAGACATGTTTGCTTGGACTGCTAGTGAAAGAACTAAGATACCAGAGTACGACAAGATATTTAATAACTTCTTAGCGCCTATATTAGAACGAGAAATGCAGGTTCTTTTAGACAGTCCTACATTTAAGAATGCAAATGTAACTAATCAAAGAGGTATGGTAAAGAGTAGGTTAAGAGAAATAAAATCAGAAGTGCGTGACCATATAAGGACAGGACACTTAGGGGAAGAGGAGTCACGTTTAAGCTACGCAGCAAAGATTGAGGGCAAGCCTAGAGAAACTAAACGAGAAGCTATGAAGATGGCTAAGGAACAGTTTGGTATTGATGGTAAGGTTGAAGACATGAACTTCAGAGAGCTAGGTATAATATTAGAATACGTGGAATACCTAGAAGAAATGTATAGAGAAGCAGGTAAACTATAAAGGAGGTGACCTATGAGAAGGTATCTAAAAAGGCTATGGTGTGCCTTTAGAAATAAAAAGTGCAGTCCAACTTGTGACTGTGTATAAAAGAAGGGGCGCTTAATGCGCCCTTTTTATTTTGTATAGCTATGTCCTGCCCACATCTTACACTCAAGGAGTTTATCTCTAGCTTTCTTGCGTTGGTCATTATCCTCAAGGTTATCTAGTAGGAACTTATCCACTACTCTTATGGCAGTGTTCAAGTCATTCTTGAACTGTTCACGCTTGGCCTCCATGTAATCTGTAGCTTCACGTTCTAGTTTCATTAAGCTGCCTTTTCTAAATTTACTGATAGTGTATTTAATATATCTTTAGCCTGTTCTATACTTATCTTAAACCATTCACCTCTCTGTTCTTCAGCTATCTTAGCTGCTGCTCTGTGAGCTTCAGCTTCCGCTTCACGCCTGTTGTTTGATACAACCACATACTCTAGTGAGTAGTCTCTGAAAGGGCTACTAGTCTGATAGCCATTACATCTATCATCAGCATCAACAGCCATGCCTATCTTGACCCACTCAGGCCAAGCAGGATTAGTTATGGCATACACGTACCCCTCTTTAATAGAGTCTAACTTATATGTACCATCAAAGGCTGCGTCACTAAATGTTTTGTAACTTCCAGCTTTGTGTAAGGGGTGCTTAGTTGATATGTGTTTACCATTAACAAACATCCTATTTTTGTTTCTGTTCTGGTGAGTTTTAGCATACTCAGAATAACAAGACCTACATGTTTTATTATACTTTTCTGCTTGAGATTTTAACCAATTACCACCTACTTCTAACTCTATTCCACAATATCTACAACAATCCATACTATACCTCCTTTGGTATCTGAGTACACCATACCCAGTATTCTGCGTTTTCCATATACTCAGGTCTAGTAGCATCTAATATCTTTCTACGATCTTCTGCTGCTGTGTGACATTTTTCTAAGCTAGAATAAAACACTTGATCACTCATTACAGAGGGATTACCGTTCCACATAAAAGCTGCTACTAAAACCCAAGTCATTTATCTATTCCTTTGCTTCATAATATTGATCAACTTTATCGTTGACCCAAGGTTCAATATACTTCTCTGCTACACTAAATGTACCAAAGAAAACTATTACTACTGTTGCTAATACGTCCATATTTACTCCTATGTTATATCGACTATTTCACACACGTCACCAGAACAAGCAAATGTTTGACTCGACTTCGTGTTATCTTCTTGTTCATACTCTGACAGCTTGTTCCAGTCAATCTTTTCTGGCATACATGATAATAAAAATTCGTAATCATGTCTACTACAATCTTGATAAGGAGCTTGCTGATAGGTATGGTCTGAATGTGGTAAAAATGAAACACCTGACATCTCATCAAAATGTTTATAAACGAACGCTCCCACATCTAACCATTCGTCATCTCGTACTGATATCGTAACTGAGGGCTTATGCTCACACCAATAGCGTTGGTACATGAGCCAAGTCTCTAGCTGTTCAATAGCAGTCATATCGTTACGTGTTATTGCCATCTCTGGTGATTTGACAGGGAAGCTGAACACGGTTGTAGTGTCACCCTTAAATACACAAGGCTCATTAGGAACCTTCTGATCTATCATAAACTGTGTAAGGGGATCTTTATTATCACCTCGTACAGTACGGATATAATATGGAGAGTGACGAGCATGTATACCACTGGCACTGTCAACGAGTTGTGAGACAGTACCCGAAGGCTTGACGCAGGTAATAGCAGTAGACTGAGGTATACCAAGCAGAGAAGCGTATTCATCGTTAACGCCCACAGCGACATTTCGTAATTCATCTAGTACTCCTGCAAGTTTATTATTAACTGTAGTCATCAATGGGTTATCCATGATGCCTGTTAGAGACACACCAAGCAATCTTTCTTCTTCAGTATTACGTTGCCACACTTTCCGCAAGTATGGAAACTTTGTGTACGAGCTTTGGACTGTGCCAAGTATTGTGGCGAGTTTGACTTTACGCTCCAAGTCTTTAATCGTATCAGTGGCACGAACAACAACTTCCGTAAGATTACAAAACTGGTAGGGTCTAAGTATGATTTCACTACACGGATTAGTTCCGAACTGCCAGTCAGGATCACGCCTACCATACTTAGCAGCTTGTGCTTTAGATGCTTCACGATTAAAGATACCTCTCTCACCTGATTTACTTTCTACCAACGCAGTCCACTCACGCATGAATGTTTCTATGTCGGGCTTCTCTGTGTAGGACACACTGTTGTTAGCCAAGGCTCTATGCGGTGCTGTCTCCCACCACTGTCCTGACTTAGCGTGACGCATACGGTCATCACTTAGGTTAGACAGAGAGATCATAGCACTACGTCTGACACCACCTACTACAACTATCTGACCAATGAAACACATCAAGTCATGGCATTCCATAGAGGTAAGCTTACGTCCTTGTGCCAACTTGAATGTCGTAACTGTGAAGTTAAACAACTCAACAAGAGGTGCAGGACCACTGGCTCTACCACCAAATGTTTTAAGCCTAGCACCTGCAGGACGTATGCGTGACACATCCCACTTTGGTATCTCACCTGCCCACAGCAATGCTAGTAGCTGTCTATATGCTTTAGCCCAACCTTCTTTGCTGTCTTTCACAACAATCATAGTCTCACTCTCAAACAACTCAGGTATGTCTGGTAGCTGCTGCACAAACTGACGCTCTACACTGAAGCCTACACCAGTACCACACAGTAGTATGAACATAGCTTCATCGAATGACTTAGGGTCATCTACTGGGAGATAGCTACAGTTGTACCCTGCTGTGTTATCTCTTTCCAACGCAGGACCACTAGTCATCATGGCTCTCATGCTTGGCATAACATCTAAGCTAAGTATAGCTTGTTCTATTTCATTAACCCATGAGTCGTTACCTAGCTTCGGACGTACCACGTTATCAACGTAACGTCCTACTGTCTCAGCCCATGACTCACGCCCTTTGCCATCTATGTACTTGGCATAGCGTGACTGGTGTATAAAACTTTGATAGTCTGTCGGTAGTAAGTTACTCATCTATTATCCCCACTTCCTTGTATAGTTCCTCGTTCTTGTCTACTCTTTAGCTTGACTAAGTTAGCTACAGCCACGTCTGCCATGTCTATCTCTAGGTCACGGCACAGTGCAGCAATGTACCACAACACATCACCTATCTCTGCAGCAATGGCACTCTTGTCAAATGTATCGTCACGTAACCACTTCTTTACCTTGCCTTGTACCTCACCTGCTTCATTACCCAAGCCTAAAGCAGGGTATATAATAGGGTCAGTATATATAGCAGTCTTTACTGCCTCCCTTTGATACTCATTAATATCCATCATCTCTCCTTCACTACTAAATTCTGTATTCTAATATCATCTACGTCATGCATAACATTATTTACTAGGTCATGCACATCTTCTCTATGGCTTTCTTCGTGGGCAGATAAGAAATTATTATCTTCGTCTACCTCCATCACATACGTCACACTAAACTTACGTTTCATTTGTGCTTCTCTTTGTATACCTCTATCAGTTTGTTCAAGTACCATTGTGCTTTTTGTAAATCCTCTAAGCCTCCCTTGTAATCATACCTCCATACGTACTTCAGTATGTTACCTTGTAGGTAGCCTTCTTTGTTATGGTTAGTTGCAGCAAGGATAGCGTCAATACATTCTATACCTGCTTGGTTGTAATGCGGTGGGCTGTTTACTAAGTCAGTCATGCTTCTCCTAACGTCTTTGTCCACTTGGTTAATTTAATTACGTTACCATCTGTGGTATAATCGTTTTCTTTCTCGACTGCAAGCACTGAATCTCGATATGCTTTTGGGAACATCTCTTTTAGTAGCTTATGTCTAGCGTCATCAAAATACTCACCAAGTTCAGGGTATTCTTCTAGTACCTCTGAAGCAGCAGCCATAGTTAACGCATAGTCCATAGCGTTACGCATAGCTAGGGGATGCTGACCTTCTCCAAAGATTAACCCTGTCTTTAGTATACCTGTCCATGCACCATCTTCATCTAGGTCAGGACTGACGATAATAGCTATCTCACCGTCTTTTACTTCATAAGCCATTAGGCTCTCCTTTTAACTACGACACGCTGATGTTTCATCCGCTTGCCTTTTTCTATTATCCACCCTTCAGGTATTACACGATGCGCCCACTTAAAGTTTTTCTGGTCACACCAGTCACAGTACCTAGACTTGGCTCCTTTATATAATCTTTGTTTAGCGTTGCTGAATACAAACCTGATGTCTAGCTTTGGGTGCTGTCTCTGTATCTCTATATGTTTGCGCCTATCTGCTGCACTAAATATTCCTTTGGTTTCTATTATGATACCGTTGTCTAACTCAAAGTCAGGAGTGTATGTACGATAGCGTAAGTCTTCCCACTCTATCTTTATCTTCTCATACTCTACTGTCTTTTGTCTTGTCTTTAAAAAAGAAGCGGCCTCTTGTTCAAGGCCACTCCTGTATAACCTTTTGTTATGCTTACGCTGCACGGCCATCACCTATTAAAACGTAGTCAACTTGGGGTGGGTTCTTAGCTTTAGATACCCTTGAAGGTAGTGTCTTTAAACTATCCCAACACTTATGTTTGAAGCTACAAAATCTACAGGAACTATTAAGTACCATATTACCAGATGCTTTCTTGTAAAACGTTTCAGGTACAGGCTCAAAGCATCTCTCAAACGGTTCATCTTTCTCTATATAATTTACCGTTTCCTGGATATCTTCTATTACCTTCTCAGAGTCAACCTCCGAAGCACTGACATACTTAAACTCACCGTTGCCTTTGTTGACCACCCACCAGCCACCTACTTCCTTTCCTGCAGCCTTAGAATAACCTACTAATTGTGGTATATAACCGAAGCCATCACCCTTCTGTAGAGTATCGAAGTCTTGGAACTTGTTAGTGTATGACCAAGGTGATGCAGACTTCACATCATCTATCTTGCCATCCATTTCCATGTCGTACTCACCCTTAATCTCCTGTCCATCAGGCAGTGTGAGTGTGACACTATCGTTGTCTTTAAACTCAGCACCTGACGCACGTAGTAACCCCTTGAACACAGCTTCAACTAGGTCACCTAGTATCATGTTCATCAGGAAGTGTGGAGGCAAAGGTATCTTATCTTCAGGATCGTTCTTCTCAAACCACAACTGGCATTTAGGTCTGCCTATGTTAGACATACGTAGTCTGAACTCATCACGTGGCGGTGAGTTAAACTGTTTGTCCAAGGCAGCTTTGACATCGGAGGCAACCTGTGTGGCTACCTCCTCTGTCATTGTAGCTTCACCCTTCATAGCCTTTTGCAAATAGCTAAAGACTTGTAGTTCAGCAGGGTGATTCATTACTCAGCAACCTCCACGAAATCATTATTAAGGATACCTTCAACAAGATCTTCATCACCATCTGTACCACCTTTAGCACGTTCATGGTGTAAGTCTAGGATCTTACCGTTACTATACTCAATAAGTTCTAAGAAGTCTTTGAGTGTGTCGTTGTCATCACTGGCAAGTTCAACACCATCGCCAGTAGAAGCTTTTATCTTACCAAACTTAGCACCAGTAGGTATACTATCTTCTATACCTTCTAGTTTTATGGTAGACATAATGGGTAACATGTTCTTCTTCTTGAAGTTATTCATTACACCATTGATACTCTTCAAGCTGTCACGATTCTTTACATCAAAGACAAACGGTACACTTTCTGTAGCACTCACTGGCTCACCCTTCTCATTCATAGGGCTGTCCAATGATACTGTACCGTAGTATACCACAACACGTTTAACTGAACGTATCACTTGCTTGGTTGCGTCATCAAGTGCATTGAAGTCTTCGATGTAACCAGTAGGTCTACCTAAGTTAAACCCACCAATGCTATCTTTCAAGTCACCATTCAGAGAGTTAGACATCACAGACTTTTCCATCTCTTCTGTATCACTGTTCCATCTCTGCCATTGATTGCGTTGGGCAAAGACACGAACTGTAACACCATTACTGTAGATAATATCATCACCTGTCTTTAA